TATCTAAGGGTCCACTATTTACTGGCTATCAGGTTAAGTCTTTACCTGCTATCCCACGTCAACGACTTATCCAGTACCCATTGTCTTGCTTTGACCACGAATCAGATCACTTCGGAGTTGAAGTAGGTTATGAAGGTGCAGCCTACGCACGTATGGGTCAACTTGAATCTATTGAAAACCTAGGTGACACCATCCGTGTTGAGGACTTTAGAACTGGTGAGTCTTACATTGGACTTATCGAAGAGCTTGACTTCATCAATAAGACACCATCAGATAAGCGCTTTACCGGATACGGTGGAGTGCTCTTAGTAACCATTAGGACGGTCTAATGCAGGCACAAGACTACGCAACAGTAGCTGTTGCAGTAATGACAATTGTCGGTGGCTTTGTTGGCGCAGTTCGTTGGCTAGTAAAGCATTACCTCAATGAACTTAAACCCAATGGTGGGTCAAGTGTCAAAGACTCCATTGCAAGATTAGAAACCAAAGTAGAAATTCTCTATCAGATAATGATTCAAGAAGGAAAGAAGTGAACGATGAAACTTGTAAAGAAAGCCACGCCTGCCGCTATTGCTGTACTTCGTCAAGCCACAGCGATCAAGCCTTCCCGCAAGAAAGCCTCGGATGGTTTACTTCCATCAGCAGCACACATCAGTCAGAGTCCTAACAGTGACCACAACACAGGTTACGCAGTAGATCTAACCCACGATAAGTTAGGTGGCATTGATTGCCACAACATCTTTGAAGAACTAAAAGCAGACAAGCGCGTTAAGTATCTTATTTTCCAGGGCAAGATCTGGTCAGCAGAGCGTGCATCAGAAGGGGACCGTGATTATGACGGTTCAAATAAGCACAACAAACATCTTCACATCTCAATCAAAGAAGGATGTGGAGATGACACTTCCCCTTGGTTCCCTTGGTTGGGAAAACCCAAGGCCGTCAACAAAGTTAAGGCAGCAGTTAAGCCTTTACCTAAGAAGAAGGAGAACCAATGAACAAAACAACAAAGGCAGTAATCGCATCATACCTCCGTGCAGCAGTGGCATCCGTGCTAGCTCTGTACCTTGCAGGTGTACAAGATCCAAAGGCACTAGCAGCAGCAGGTGTATCTGCAATCGCAGGTCCACTATTGAAGTGGCTAGATCCTAAGTCAGCAGACTTTGGACGCGGATCTAAGTAGACGTAGAACCGCAGCGCGAGGCAAACGAAGAGGCTCACCCCGAAAGGGGTGGGCTTCTTTTTTTATGCCATTTTATGGAGCATCAACCGGACAAGGTACACATACTAGATTCCCGCAGTTGACACAGGTTGCATCTAAGAAGTACCAGACCAGCTCGTAGTCTTCAAAGGAGGCCATAACACTAAAGACTTGTGAGCCACACGGACACACGTGAAGTGGTCCTAAGCCCCGCAGATCGGTCCCGAAAGGCTCAGGAAGGGTATTCCTACGCCATCTAAACGATGGCAGGGTTGGTAGACGGAACCGCAGGGTTACTGTACGGTTGGTACTGCTGCGCCCTTTGAGGGCGCCTGCCTGTTTAATTCGCCTCACGGCTCATAGTGTAATGCCTAGTATGTGTCGCTACGCGACGACACGCCGTAGTGGTGATAGCATTCTAGTATGACAACAATCGCAGCGATAGAGGGTATTGATTACGCAGTTCTAGTAGCTGACTCACAGATCACCGAAGATAATCTCGTGACGTTAGCGACCAGTACACCCAAGATCGTTGAGGTTGGTAAGTATCTCATCGGGATATCAGGCGATACCAGGCCAGGTGACATCCTTGCCTATAACTGGAAGCCTCCGGCGTACAAAGGTGAAGACCCAGCACAATTTATGGGAAAGAAAGTTATACCTAGTATCAACCAAACATTTACCGACAACAACTACGACTACAACAAGGCGGACAAAGATGGTGGATTCGATTATCTCATTGCTTTTAACGGCAATATCTTTCGTATTGCTTGTGATCTCTCTTTTTTCCAAGCAAATCACGGAGCGTATGGCATTGGTAGTGGGGGTCAGCTTGCTCTTGGCTACCTGTATTCAGTTTGTAAACCTGATATGGAATTAGAATACGCAAAGCGACACGCCCGTAAAGCAGTTGAGATTGCGTCGGTACTTGACGCTAACACTGGCAAGCCCATACAGTTAGTAGTCCAAGAACGACTATAGGAGGAAGCAATGGATATACAAACAGAACGTTGGATAAAGACAGAAGAAGCAGCAGAATACTTATCTGTAAGTACAAGTTACTTGTATCAAAAAGGACCTGATGCTGGATTACCACGAGTTAAATTAGGCAGTGGATTTAGATATCGTATGTCAGATCTTGATGCTTGGTTACTAGGCAAGTCAGAAGAATTGTAATGGAAAAGAAGATAGGCAAGAAGGTTTGGTTTTCTGCTGGACGTACTGGTGGATTCGCACTAGGGTTTTCAATCAACAAGTATCAGTTGAACTTTGAATTAGGATTTTGGTACATAGGATTTGAGTACTAATGATTATGACAGATGAGTACGCTGCCCAATACTTTCATCGTATGGGTTGGCAGTCAGCACAGCTAACTCACTCATTTAATCCTATGGCAATGCGTGAAGTAATTGCACAAGAGATTGACGCAACCAAAGAAAAGTTTTCCTACCTTGCAAAAGATAAAGAAGATCCAGATAGACCCTACTACATAGGGTATTGCAATGGTTTATTCTTTGCATCCTTAATTGCAAGAGATATTAGAGGCAGAAAAGAGGATGCGAAAAATGACAGTTACTGATCCAAGGGAACTGCTACTTACTGCACTACGTGCAGGGGACGCCAAGCGTTCACGTTCTACACAGGTACAGATTGGTCCATCAGAGGTAGGTGGCTGCCGACGTAAGGTGTGGTACCGACTTAACGATCAACCTGAAACTAATGACAACGAATTAAAACTCGCTGCGATAATGGGTACTGCTATCCACGCAGAAATCGAAAGAGCATTAGCAGATAATCCAGATGTGCTGATTGAAACTGAAGTTGAATACAATGGAATGAAAGCACACATTGACTGTTTCGTACCTGGTACTGGTGATGTGATTGACTGGAAGACAAGCAAGGTCCGGAACCTTTCTTACTTTCCATCAACACAACAACGGTGGCAGGTGCAGCTATATGGCTACCTCCTAGCTAAGAACGGCTATGCGGTCAACCGAGTGTCACTGGTAGCAATTGCCAGGGACGGGGACGAAAGAGATGTCAAGGTTCACACCGAAGACTACGATGAGTCCATTGCACTAGAAGCACTCGGTTGGCTAGCGGCTGTTAAAGAAGCTAAGGAAGCACCAGCACCAGAAAAAGATGCAAGCTACTGTCAGCATTACTGTAAGTTCTACGACTCATCAGGTGAGATGGGATGCGTTGGTCTAAAAAAAGAACGTACACCAGTCAGTGATGTAATCATTGATGATGCAGATATTGACAAGAACGCACTGTTGTATCTACAGTTAGCAGCGCAGATTAAAGAGTTAGAAACACATCAAGATTCTTTGAAGACATCCTTTGAAGGAGTACTGGGTACTACTAATTCAGGTATCGAACTCAGTTGGACAACTGTTAGAGGGCGGGAGTCAGTTGACAGTGAGCAAGTAGAAAAACTATTAGGGTTTGTCCCTAAGAAGGTAGGAGCTGAGAGTCAGCGACTATCAATCAAGCAAAGTGGAGGCAAGTAAATGGCTACAGAAGGAACAAAGTTTCAAGTTAACTACAAGTTAAATGACGGAACACTCATCAATCTTTACGCAGCAACAGTTCAGGAACTAGAGACAGGTCTTGCAGACATTGCAATGAACGCTGCAAACATCCGTGCTACTGGATCAGAACTATCAGGTGGAGTACAAGCACCAGCACCAGCACCAACAGTTGCAGCAGTTGCTCAGGCTTTTAATGCAACACCAGTTGCAGCAGCACCAGTAGCATCAGGTGGTGCTAACTCTTGTAAGCACGGTGCTATGTCACTACGTTCAGGTGTAGGACAAAAGGGTCCGTGGTCAGGTTATATGTGTGCAGCACCTAAGGGTGCACCAGATAAGTGCGACACTATCTGGGTTCGATAACCAATGCGGGAGCCAAGTCAATACGAAGCTCCTAGTTGTGAAAGTGTTGGTGGGGACTTCTGGTTTCCAGACGCCAAGATTGATGCTAAATCAATTGAAGATACTAAGTATGCAGTAAGTATCTGTAATAGGTGTCCCCATCGAAGAGAATGTGCAGAGTGGGGAATCAAGAAAGAATACTTTGGTATCTGGGGTGGTCTTACTTTAAGACAGCGCCAGAAGATCAGAGATCAACGAGGCATTAGATTGAATCAGGAGAAGGACATTGCTTAATCTTTCCCGCGCTTGGAGTGGAGTGCTTACCAAAGCAACACCACTACCTGATGTGTGGGAAGGGTTGAAGGCAGAAGGTATTAAGTTTCGCAGAGGCCAGGTATGTATGGTCGCTGCTGCACCTAATGCTGGTAAGTCTATGTTCGCTCTGATCTATGCAATCAAAGCCAAGGTTCCTACGCTTTTCTTCTCCGCAGATACTGATACCACTACTGTAATGATGAGGTCTGTATCGCATCTATCTGGTCACTCACAAGTGACAGTAGAGGCAAACCTTTCAGACAATAGCCAGTATTACAATGCACACTTAGACAAACTTTCACACATCAAGTGGGTCTTTGATTCATCTCCAAACATTGATGACTTGGAGTTAGAGATCAGGGCCTACGTTGAACTCTATGGACAGCCACCTGAGTTGATTGTCATTGATAACTTAATGAACATAACCGCTGAGACGGACAACGAATGGGCAGGACTAAGAGCAATTATGATGGAGCTACACGATATGGCACGCAAGACTGAGGCCTGTGTAATGGTGCTCCACCACGTATCAGAACAGTCAGAGTATGGGTCACCTAGTAACCCACCTCATCGCAGAGCAATTCACGGAAAGGTCAGTCAGTTGCCTGCACTGATACTTACACTGGGCTATGACCCAACGCAAGGAGTACTAAAGGTAGCACCGGTAAAGAATCGTTTCGGCGCACACACTGCAGATGGAAGCAAGTATGCACAGCTACTGGTAAACTACGCAGCAGTACAGATCTCAGATCAAAATGAGTTTGGTTGGATGCTAAGGAAAGATACTATTGCAGGATACCAAGGAGGGTATAATGTCTGAACCAGAATTAACAAACAAGTACCGAGATAATCTAAAGATAGATGCACTACGTGCAGATGTGGACTCCATCAAGGTAGACCTAACCAACTTCGTTGGTGCGCTGCTGCAATCTGGTGTTGTTGAATTAGTTAAGGATGAAGAAGGTAATGTCATCTATAAAATCAACAAGGTTGTATTGGTAGATGAGTCAGTACAACAAGACTAAAGGTTCTCAGTTTGAGACAGATGTAATGAAGTGGCTCCGCAAGGCGGGGGTTCTTGCAGAGCGTCTG